TGTGGCCCTTGCAGTGAGCGCCTTGCTGGTCCAGCGGACGCCCTTCTGTGATTGTGCCGTCACGGTCCACAAGAAAATGATAGCCAATGGATCGGAAGCCTCTATCCAAATGCCACCGCTCGCATTCCTTCATCTTCTCCTCAGAAGATTTGTCAGCCCACCATTCGGGCCGCGTAGCTGTGCAGTGCAGGATAATTCTCTTGATGTCGCGCATTCAAACCTCCATATCCACAATCGAGCCTTGCGGTTTTAAGCCAGTGTTTGATGCACCAAACTTATCATAACTCAGCATTAAATCAAGCTGTTGTCTCTCCAGCGCCTTAGCGAGCTTGTGAGCACGGTTATGCTCTACCTGCACCTGTTGCTGCGCCTGATGGTTTTCGATGCCCTCGCGGCTTCTCTCAACGCCCACGGCAAACGGTAAATTTCCTACTGGCTCAAGCATTGGCTAACCACACAAAGCCCACAAGACCAGCAAACAAAACTAAGAACAAAGCAATGCCAGCGCACCACTCAATAATAGCTTGTTTGATTTCCATGCGACGGAACTCATGCTCTCGCTTTTGCTTTCTAATCTCAGCTTCTATTCTTAGAAACTCTTGCCAATGACTTGGCCCAAGTATTGCAGGGTGGCTAATGATCTCTCGCAATTCATCACGCATTTGCTGCGCTTTCTTTCTAGCTAGGAAAACTTCCATCGCCTGAGCCTGAGTGCCAGATCCCAAAGCCTTATACCAAGGCGGCTTCTCAACCATCTTCTCCGCTTGATCTAACTCAGCCATGCAGCCAGCCCAATCTTGTAGCTGCTTGCCCATGTCTTGAAGATCGCGCCCAACTTGAACGCCCTTCTTGAGAAAATTAAATGCGGCCGTAGCTCCCGCGATTGCAGTAACAGGATCAATCATGTGTCGTAAATCCTCGCGGGGCAGGCGTAGTTGGGGGGCGCTACATAGCTCTTATCATACCACATATAAGAGGGTCTGTCATACCCGCAGTCGTAAACGCAGATTTGATACAACCCCAAGGCAAAAGATTGACCCCACAGAATAGAGACCAGAGTGCACACTAATTTTTCAAATTGCGTATTTCTTTAAATAGCTCTTTTTGATCTGCGCGTACTTCTCGCAGAACTAAATCCATGTTTTCTAACTGACTTTCTAAAACTTGTATTTTTGTCTGATTGGTAAAAATCATTTTAAGAACAGCATAAAGGCCAGCTAAAACTGCTAGGCAAAATGCTACTACTGGACTTATTATTGCGTCAGACAATTTCATCAGCCTATATCATAAATGATCTTAGTTTTAATTTACCAAATAACTGGCACGGCCTCAATAAATTCATTAGTATGCTCCCTCCCAAACGCGCAGACCGCTAAACTCATTGCTCATCATCTTGCGCTTTATTACCTCCTTAACTGCAGGCGTGTCTGTCCAAGCGACCCCAGCTTCCTTTAGCCAAACGCCAAGCAGCGGCATAGAAATGGTTCCAACAAGTTTGTGGTCAGACGCAAACTTGTCTCCGCCAATTTTGTCACGCGCATAACGCGCATCTTCTAGCATTACATTTGCATCAAATGTTTTCTTGACGATCAGCATATCGTCTTCAAAATATATCTTTTCTGCAATTTTACTCATTTTCCCATGCCTCATTAATATCTGGCGTGGATGGGTCATCAGCTTTCAGCGTGCCATCGGGGTTACGCGCACGCTTGCGTTTTGTGGTGGTTTTCTTTTTTGCCGCTGGCTTGACTGCAGGATTTGTTGGCTTGGGTTCTTCCAGCGACAACTCAGGCAAAATCTCTAGCGCCCTTGGCTTTGTTACCAAAATTTTATTAACTTCCGCTTGTGGAATATCAATAATATCGCCATTTCTAACACGGCCCACGCTTGTAGACATGCTGCGATATGTTACCAGAACTTTCATTTTTTCCTCCTAATGAATAAAGGGGCGACCCGAAAGCCGCCCCAATATTACTATGATGTCGTGTTGTCGAACACACCACCGCTTGCAGCTTCGTTTTTACAAACCAAAGTAAGTTCCGTTGTAACCTGACGGGTGGTATTGTCGCCCGTTTTAGCCAACGCTACGTTTTTGGTTGGACGCAAAGTCGCAACTTCCCACATATCGTCTTGCATGATGAACACATCACGCGAACGGTTCTCGCGGCTAGGCATGAACTCAATGGTTCCCCATGGGGTAACATATACTGCGAGTGATTTAATCACACGCTCGTCACCGGCTTGCACAGATGAACGCTGGTTGTTGTTGCCCGTGAAGGACAGCGCTTTGTTCATTTGGAACGCTGACAGGTACACCGTGTCGGGGTTCCCGCCGTTTTCCCAGATAGACTGCATAACACCATCGAAGCGAGTTTGGTCAAACGCCCGCAATGTTGTTGTTTCGTCTGTACGCGCATCCGTACCGTCGCCAGTTGCATCCGCACCTTCGTTAGCACCAAAATCTGTGTTTGATGTCAACCATGCTGGTGCGCCAGCAAGTTCACGCGCCGTTGAAGAGTTGCCAGCCACACGCGCGTTGTTGTCAAGGAGAGCTTTCTCTATATCGAGTTTTTGCTCCTTTGCGATTTTCAGCGTTTGATACGCAATCTCACGTGCGCGACCTGCCTTGTTAAGACCCTCATCAGTGTCAGGGACGACAACTGCGTTCTTGAAGATTTGAGTGTAGTTTCCAAGGCGGGTTGTTGCGGACATTGCGTTAGCAGTCGTTGCATCGCCCTCAATGTGCGCGTTTGCCGCACTCGCACGCAACGCATCAGTCTGCCACTCATGCAGAGTGTTGCTTGCGCGAGTTTTGCCTGATTTTGTGTAAAAAGGCGTTTCTTCTGGTGAGACATTGGTGATGATGTCACTCAAGTCCTCACGAATGCCGACAGCATCGTAGCTGTCGAATGTGTTGGTTGGCTGTGCCATGTTTTACTTTCCTTTACTAAAGTTTAGGGTCTAGCAGTAAGTCAGCATAATCACGAATGTTTCCAGATTTAGCTGCCTGTAGCGCCTGCTTCTTGCGAGTTACAGCTTGACTATCTTGAACGCGCTTAGAGCCAGACTTAACTGATGGTCTTGCTTTTTTCGCTTTAGCATCAACATTTTTACGATTGGCCTGCATTCTGCGATAGCGTATTGCGTCATACAGGATTTCAATCTCTACAGCATCCGTAAGTGACATGAGAGCCTCTTGCGGAACGCCATAAAACTCCTGACCACCGCGCAACATATCTTGCGCTGCCTTCTCATATCTTTGAGGGTCGGCAAAGTCTGGAACCCTTTGCTTCAGAAGTTGCATTTGCTCTTGCCGATGAAGCGCTTTGCGCTCTTCAGCCTGTTGCTCTCTCTGCTGCTTAATGGCCTGTAGTTGCTGCATCTTGGTGCTATATTCAGCCATTTCCGTTTCGTAGGCTTCCTTTTCTTGCATGTACCCAATAGGGTCACTCTCTAAAAGTTCCTTGGACGGAGGTTTGGGCTGATTAAAGTCACCATTTTGCATTTGACTGTAGATGTTCAAGACAGCTTCTTGCTGCTGAGCTAATTGCGTTCGAATTTCTGCATTCTCACGCATTTTTTGCTGAATATAGCCCTGACCCGCTGCAGACTGCTTTAGTTGGGAAAGGGTCCAACGCTCTGGCCTGCCGTTAATAGTAACGTCAAACAGGCTTTCCGCATTGTCATCCTCAACGGCTTCTACCTCGTCAGTATATTCAGTTGCGTCTTCTTCGTATTCATCGTCAGACGCCTCGATGATCTCATCATCTACTTCATCAATGATCTCGCTCTGGTCGTCACCAGTTTGGTCAATCATCTCATCAGCAGTTTCTTGAGAGATTTTTTCTGAGCCTTCGCTCTGTGGCGCAAGTAGACTATCTACTGCGACATCAATCGTAGTCGTTTCCACGGTGCTACTCCTATTTGTTGCGATCTAAGATGCGCTCTGCCGCAATAGCGGCGTCAAGCTGCACCTCAATCTGGTTTAATGCACGTATGATAGCGTGCGCCTCTTCCCGCCTTTCAATTTCGTCAGCGGTGCTGTTTGTGAATATGCTGGTCTGCAAATCACGAACATCTTGAACAAACTGCATAAACGCAGTGTCATTCTTTAACCTTTTAGCTTCACTAGCCTGTATGCGAATATCGCTCATTATCCTCTAGCCGCCTGTTGCGCTGCTTTAATTGCAGCCACGTCCACCTGAGTGCCGTATTGACCCAAAACCTTAGCCGCATCAACAAGCAAGTCCTGATCCATCTGGTCGCGCTTGCGATCATCTTCCATCATCAGCTTCTGCTGATCCAATTGCAGCTTAGCCATGTCTGACTGCATCTGGGCCTGCGCCTTCATTTGCTCAGCAGCCAAGAACGCCTGATTTGGGTCACTGCCTTGGGCTTGCTGCGCCTGCGCTTGTTGCTGCATTGCCAGCAATTGCTGCTCTACCTCCGGCGTAATCGGAGCAAAGTACCTATCAGAGTTGCGAACGCCAGCAGCCGCAAGCATGTCAGACAACGTGTTTCTTATATTTGTAAGGGAAACCATGCCATTGTAAGGGCCATATGCAGTATAAATCTGTTGTTGAATTTGAAATGCCTGCTGAAGCGCCATCATTTTTTCTTCTTCACGGCCCGTACCCAAGCCCACGTTGATCCCAATGTCCATGTCTGCACGCCAGACACGCGGATCAACTTGCACAAACTGACCGTTGATCTGCATAGCTTGCTCTTCGTCAGTGTGCTTTATAGATGTGCGCAGCATAATCCCAAACAAGCGCTTCATCCCATCCGCAAGGTTACGCACCATAACCTCAATCTGGCCCGCCTGCGCTTGAATTGTAGCTTGCACCGCCGCTTTTGTGGTGGACTGCATGGCATCTGGGTCAAGCCCCATACTGGCACGGGACACGCCAGTTTTATTTTCAACAAGCTGATCCATGTACGTCAGTGCGCCAAGTGTTTGGCCTGCGGTGAAAGGTACAGCTAAATCCTGTATCGCGCCTGCCTGACGCATACGCACAATTGCGCCAATTTCATTGTTTAACACGTCATCAATATTTACAGCGCCGTCAACAATGCCAATGCGCGGATTATTTGTCATCGCAACATTATCAAGAATGCCACGAAGGATTGCTGTGCTCGCATCCTGATCGTCCATAATAATTTCTGCGAGGGAACGACCATAGAACGTGTGAGGCTCTGGGTCCACCTCAAACACGGCAAAAGGCACCTCATCCCAAGGCTCCAAGTCAAGCAGCTTGTAATTTGTGCCGCCGCAGATAAACCGATGCAAAACAGGTATGCCCGTGCCGTCCACATCAATCTTCATATAAGCCTCTGTGACCGCGACCTGACGCATTGCGGGGTCGCCCTCACGGTCCTCATAATCATCTTGAGAGTAGCCCTGACGCTCAATTGTTTCAGCCTCAGAAATGTCAGAAGCGCCATATAGCCCGTCTAGGTCATACACGTCCTCAAAGTCAAAACCCATCTCAACAAGCTCGCCCACACGCATCTCAGTCCGATGCGCGACAATGTATGCATCATCAATGCTGCGTGCCTGTGAGTTTACAAAGAACTCTTCTGGCGGCACGCTTTCAATGCGCAAACGTCCGTCTGGCATTTGCTTGCTAATTTTTAAAGAATGCTCTGGCATCTCTACTTCCATGCCAAATTCGTCAACGGACATGGATGTGGTCACGCCATGCTCAAGAATAGTCACATCATCATCAGAGGCAATCAGGGTGTACTCTTGGTCCGTGAGATTGTCATAGGTAAAAATCTCAGCTTTATAGCTGGTTTCCCAATATGCCTTAATTATACCGCACTTCTTGATAAGGGCATCGTGAAAGGCGTCATTTAAAACGCGATACCCGTTATTCTTATTAAAGATGTAATGCATATATTGCGTGGCCTGCTCTGCAGCCGCAACATCCTCTGGGCCAAGCGGCATGTATTCAACAGGTTTGCTGGTGGACATGAATACACGCATCAAGCTAGGCTTCACTGCACGTACGGTATCACGTACTTTTGTCGCAACAACTTTGCTGCGCCCATCCTCATAGCCAATGTCCACCTCTCCATCGAAATAGCGCTGCGCCTTTATGCGTTGATCCGTAATTTCGCTTTCTACAAAGTCTACAGCCTGCGCAATGGCGTCTTGCAGGATGCCTTCAATTTCGCGTCTGTCTTTTGCTTGTGGCTGCATGTTACTGTCCTTGTGGTTCCATTGCGACAAGGCCGCCCATACTGGCTACCATGTCCTGAACAAGTTCTTTAGTAATAACCTTAGACGGCTCCTTTACTCCTCCGGCGCGAACTAAATCTTCAAGAGCCTTGCGTGTTTTGTTCACTTTTGCGTTATAACCCAATTTGGCAAAAGTTGTTGCTGTCATGCCTACTGCTTCAAAAAGGGTGTACGGACTTAAATATGCAACTGTAATATTTAAGCCCGCCATCAACCCATTAGATGTTGGCGATAATTTTCCCAAAGCCCCCATTACGCGAGTGGGAACACTGCCCTGCGAAACTAAGCGCAATGCATTCAATTCATCATCCGTCCAAAAATCATAATTTTTCTTATTTTTCAAAATCCTTGTCGCCGTTGCTTGTAGGGCTTCTCCAGAATTTGAGATAATTTTACCCTTTTTAGACGACTCAATTGCGTCACCGAAGTGCTTCTCCAACATTTTCGCTTTAGCATATTTTGCGTTTGCAGCCTTAGCTGCTTGAAGCAAGTTAGCGTCCGCTGAGTTTGACGCTAAGGCATTGTCCATTCTCTTTATCATGGATAAGACTTCTGGGGCATCTGGCGCTCTGCGATATATTTTTCCCAGCGCCTTTTGAAGCTCGTTAAATTTAGATAAATTCATTGCGCCGGATTTTTCAACTTCGTCAACAAGCTCTAATGCGCGATTTATAGAAGGTTTTGCAGAAAGAACTATGTCGTCCATATTTAACACCCCCCTCATATCGCTGGCTAGAGATTTAACTTGAGTATCCGTCAATCCGACACCCTGCGTTTTTAGCGCCTCATAAGCGGCGGTTTTTTCTGCCTTTAATGTTTGTACAGTCGGTGCTGTTACATTTTTTTTCTGAAGCGCAGACAGAGTTTTATTAGCAGTATATGGCGCAATCAAAGCGCCAGCTATTCTTGCATATGGCTCAAATTCTTTTCCCTCTGTTGCCTGACCCGCAGCCTCGCTACCAAGTCCCGCTACAGTTGCTATCCCAACCCTACGCGCAAGCCCTGCTGGGCCACCAATGGCGGCAGGCAAAAACTCGCCAACTGTGCCTGCGTATTCACCCGCAGTTGTTCGCGGCTGGTAATCATCTAGCGCAGTAGCTTCCCTTAAAAATTGTCCGGTGGCGGTATTAAAGATTGGAGTTTCTTGCTCAACCTCACCGCCGAATAATTGCTTTACTTCTTGAAAGCCACGACGAAGAGCGCGACCTGCCATTTCTGGCGCTTCAGCTAAGCCAATAGCCCCACGCACAGCGCCGCTGCCCAGAGACTTAAGAACATCCTCTGTGGTCGAAATTTCGGGCTGGGCTACTCCCTGCCTTTTTGCCTTCTCTCGTTTCGCTCTTTCTAGCAGGGCTGCTTTTAGCTGTTCATTGCTCATTGTGAGTTTTCCTCAATCCACGCATTTAGCTCTGCGTCTGACATTTTAGAGAAATCAGGCTGAGCGCCTTCGTCGCTGGATATTTCACTTTGACCTAAGTACCTACTTACACCGACCAAGCGCGGCCCACCCTGCTGAGTGAACGGATTTATGCCCTTCGTCATCAAATCAAGTTCTTCCTCAGTGGCATTTCTGTAGGTGTCTGTTTTTGCATCATAAAGCCCATTCTCAAAGTAAGAACGGAACAACATGGCTGACCTTATGTTTCTCTTAATAGCATCTTCACCCTGCAAGAAATCAAAGTTAAATTTAACCTTACCCAGCGCCCTACGTTCGCTATCGGTAAGCTGACCAAGGCCAGATGCGCCAGATGGACTTTGAGCTTTTAGCTGCGCCAATGTCTCAAACTGCATCTGCGCTTCCATAACCGCCAAGTCTTCGGCGACATTCTTTTGTGTCTGCCCGAATACTGTGTCCCTAATTAAACCAGCAATAACTCCAGTTTTCGGAATTAAAGTTGGGTTTTCGTCAATTTGCTCTAGTATCCGTCGGCCCGCAGAGTAGAACGAAAGCGAAGACCCTATTTTACCTTGGGCAGAAAGTTTCTGTTGCTCAATTTTATTCTGTTGATCAATATAGTCTGGGCTGCCCTTAACAGGAACCATGGAATAGGTCGGCTGCCCCTGATTATCTGTGCTTTCAACAAGCTGATAGCCCGCTGGAATAGTGCCAAACTCAGTCTTTTTTTTGCCAAGCTGCTGCCAATCTGCAAATGTACCCTTGTAACCCTGAGATTGGGCAAGTCTGTATTCTTGAATATCTGCAGTTTCCTTAGCGCTCTTTTGCACCGCAGAAAGAGCTGTTTTTGCGTCAATACCACCCTGCCGCAGCAATTTTGCCAAGTCAACTTGACCAATACGCTCCAAATAATCAGCAGTAGCGTTTGCCTGCGCAGTTGCACGCGACAGCGCCCTTCTTTCTTGACCCCTAGCCTCTATTGCAGAAACCATAGGAGCAAAGCGTTGCGGATCAGAGCCAAGAAGAATACCCATCTTCAGCCTATCACGAAAGTCCTCGCTCAAGCCAAGTGCGCCGCCTATGCCCTGCCCACCAAGTAGGCCGCCAAGTAAGCCTTGCGACTGCTGAGGTTGTGTTGGTTGAGTTGCCTGATTTGCCTGATTTGCCATCATAGCACCGCCTTTCCCATAACCCTTCCAAGCACCAGTGCCTTGGGTTTTTAAAATATACTTGCCAATTCTGTCCTGAGTGGCTTTGTCAAACCTTTGATTTGGATCAATCCCCAAAGCGTTTACAGCTTTGCGCAAGGTTGAACCTACAACCTGATATGCGCCTACTGGCGTTGCTACTTCACCAACCTTACTTTTGACGTATTGACCGTATTCTCCTGAAGGACTTGTGAATTTAATCACGTCCCCAACAGGCATTTGGGAGACTTTAATGTTTGAAAATAAACCATCAGGGCGGTTCTGATAGCCAAATAGGGCGTCATAGTCGCCCCCGCTTTCTCCGCTGAAGATGTTTCTTTGAACCTGTTCCCAATTAAGTGCCATATTAGATAAACGCCGTTAAGAGAGCCGTGGGGTCGAACGGAGAGGATTGCGTTTGCGTGGTTGAGTAAGGCACAGCCCCAAGAACGCCTGTCATAGCGCCAAGACCGGCTAAGGGTGCGCCTGCCGCGCCGTAATACTGCTGCTTTGCTAAATCCAGCATTTGCTGCTGAAGCTGACGCTGAAACGCACCCTGCGCCCCAATCGCTTGCTGGGTTTGTTGACCCATGCCAAACAGTTGACCGCCAAGCCCAGACAGCCCGCCCGCGCCAGCTTGCTGTACGCCAGCCGTGCGAAACGCCGTATCCATAGCTTGTTCATATGCACGTTGACGCTGCTGCGCAGCAATATCACCAGCCATGCGCCCATATTCTCCAGCCATAACGCCCTCAGCTACGCCATGGCGCGACCCGCCAAAAGCACCCGCTGCGCCTGCCTGCGCCCCAAGCTGATTTTGCGCCATCTGCTGTTGCCGCATAATATCTTGCTGTGTGCGCTCAATTACATCTTGCGTGTAAGGGTTCATATACTGTTGCACGTTTGGCTGAAAGCCAGATAAGCCGCCATAAGTTTGTCCAGCTTGCTGCATTGCCTGCGCAGAACTCTGAAAAACATTTGGAGTGGTCGGTTGCGGCGCTGCTGGCATAGGCGCTGGCGCTGCTGGCATAGGCGCTGGCTGGCCTGCTGTCATTCCAGTTACGGTTGGCATTCTATTTGCTGCTGAAGTGCCCATTTTACCTACCCCTTAGCCCACTAAATAAACCACCAAAGTCACTTTTTACCTGACCTCTTGCGGCGCTAATATCTGATTTTAACTTATCTAAAAAGGAGCCAGAAGGAGGGGTTGCGTATTTTCCTATCTGACCCTTTGTGTCTAATCTGCTTGAAAGCCTTGATTGCGTCATTGCGGGCATAAAATTGTCAGCCCCAGAATTGTCTTGCGCCCTTGAAACTGCGGGCGCATAGTCGGGCATAGTCGGGGCGGGTTGCTCAATTCGAGCACCTGTAATTGGGTCGAAACCTGTCATTTTAGCAAAGTATTCATACTGGTCTGGGCGAGCTTCCCTCAATCTTTCCATTGAGGAAATATAAGATGGATAAGAGCTATACCCTGTTAAGCCGCCTTGCGTGACGGCTTGCATGCCGCCCATATCAAGCGCTGCAGGGGCTTCCAATCCAAATGCTGAAGCCATGCCCCCAACATTCCTTGCAAGAGCCGCCTCATGTGGATTTACCGCCGCAACCTCTGGCCCCATAAATGGCAACCTGCCAAGAGCGTCGATTTGCTTTGACCTTTCAAGCGCGTACTGCCCAGCCTCTTCTATATATCTGGGTACTTCGCTTTTTTGGACAGTCTTACTTCCACCCATTTTAAAACTCCAAATGCATTGTTATAGAGTGAGGCTTCCAGCCCATTTTCTCTAAAGGTTTCTGCCATCCAAAACGACCATCAAATGACGCAAATGAACAGCCTTGCAATTTTGCCCATTCTTTCACATTTTCAGTCATTTGTAAAATTTCATCTAATTCACCGCCTGCAAGAAACACATGCAACGCCTTTGTGTGATGATATACCACTATTTCAGTAACAATGCACCCCCGCTCTGCAGGCCAAAGTTGCATTCGCCCATCGCGTATTCCCTTAACGACTTCATCCCAAGTATTTAAATGACCAGATCGCTTTAACGCAGCCTCTATCCAAGGACGGCAGCGTTGGAGATCATCCGGTAAAATAACGTCTTTCATCCGTGCATCCTAGTTATGTGTAAGGTAGTGGATGGCGCAGCGGGGCTAAATGCAGTAGCCGCTGATGCGTCTAAAAAGCCAGAAGTGCTGTCTACAGCCCACATTACTTGAAGATAATCTCCAGCCGTAACATCAAATTTTGCGCTACGCGAAACAACGAAAGTCGCATTGTTCTGGTGTAAGGCATTTATCATTGTATTATTAGGCGCGTCTGTTCCGTTTAATCTAGGCCAAAAATAAAACTTTACCGTACTTGAGGATGTTGAAGCAATTTGCGCCGAAAACATCACAAGATATTCTCCGCTTTCAGCAAATACAATTTTTGTCGGATCAGTGCCATCCAAGGAAATTCCAACATTCCCACTTGGCGCATCATATTGAATAGCATACGCAGTATTGATCGCCGCAGCAGTTACATCTGACGCTTTGTATAAAGATGCATGCCCATCCTCCAAAATAATTTGCACAAATTCCCCGTCTTTGGAAACAACGGGATATTTGTTTGCACGATCCCAAAGGATTACCCCATCCTCAGATGGATTGTCATCCGCAGTTTTAATGGACAATTTTGCAAGATTGCGCTGCAAATACGCGGAAAGCTGGCGCCCCCATTGACGCAAGTCAGGGCCAATTGGGGGCAGAATTGGGCTTGGCATTATCTGCGCCCCCCAGCAACCATATCTATTCTCATGTTGCCTACGCGCCAATCAGCAAGTTTTGCACCCTCCACCTTCATGCGCAATTGCCGCCCCGTAAACCTTACAGAAGTTGGGTTTGCAGGGGCATAAGGCCCATGCGTGGTTTCCGCAGCATTAGGATAAAACCTCGTCTTGAAGGAAACATTTACATCGCCTTGCGTTTTTTCATCTGGCAAAATTTGCGTAACTTTTGCAACCTGATCCCCAGCGCCAATGCTAATTGGGCCAGTTTCTGCAAAAACAGAACCGCTGTCCACGTTTAGCCCAACCTCATGCTCATAAATATCTGTGTCTGCATTGTGACCAGCTAAAAACGGGTAACGGAACACACCTCTCTGAATGCCAGCCGTGCGCGACAAGCTGCCTATCAGCCAATGGTTTTCCTTATAGTCGTAAGCTACATAACGATCAATTTCTGTAGCGCCAGCTGAACAATAAAACCACCAGATTTCTCCAAACTGACCATTTGCAAATGACCAAACTTTTGACTGTTGCGCACGGTTAAGGTCAGTAAATACATAGTCGTGAACGTCACAGGGTATTTCTTGAACACTGTTACCGTCAAATCTGAAGAAGCCACGCTGACCCATCCAAAAAACACCAATATCCACATCGGAAGCGGATTTGCGCGATATTGCTCCGCATGAAGTGCCGACACGCTCGAAACCATAAACATATGGCGGCCCTAAGTACCTAGCAGTATGTGCGTCAGTATCAGTAATAATTAAGGTTTGACCGCGTGTCCGAATGGCTTGCATAATTTGACCAGAAGTCTGCAATTCAATATCGCCAGCCTCATTGGTCGCAGCCGCAGTCCATGTTGTATTGCTTTCACGATCACACCACTGGACCTTGCGCGGATTGCCACCAGCGCCCAAAGCAAACAAAAAACGCTCTTCCGTTACGACCAAGCCCAAATTATCCGTAGGCGCGTTTGTAATCGGAGCGGCGTCGCTTCCGGTGCCAAGCTGCCACTCCAACAAGCGCCCATCGTCGTAATGGCATCCGACGAGATATTCGCCCCAGTTGTCTAAAGCCCACGTCGTCGCCTCCGCTGGAACTGCCGTTGCCAGTTGCTGAATGGGCGTCCCGTAAAAACCAAGTCCGTAGAAGCCGTAGCCGTAGCCCGTTTCAACTTCTGCGTCCTCACGCCCCGCTGCCAAGTCGGTCGGCGTAATATCGTATGTCGTGCCGCTGCCCGTCATGGCTATTAGCTGATCGTGTGACCCACCCACAAGCCACGCGGTTCCGTCATTACTTTCCCATGCGTGCATGCCGCGCACGGGGTTTGTGCAAAAAGACGTCTTGCGCTCTTGCCAGCCGCCAATTGGACGCAAGCTGCCATCGCGCCAACGCACCAAGCTGCCGTCGCGCCAACGCCCAGACTGTTCCAAGTCGGTGCCGTTTTTGTAAAAGCCAGCGGGTATGTCGAGCGGTACTAGCGTCATTAGCTTTTCATTATGTAGGCAAGGGCATAGTATGGTGGGCGGTTTTCATGTGAGGCGCCGCCGCCAGTGTTACTGATGCTTGTTGACGTTGACACAGAGATGCCGGTCGTGGCGCTGCCAGTTGTTTTACCTGTAGGTTCTGCTTGGCGTGAACTGTCGCCCGTTCCACCTGATGGGCTGCTACCGGTATATGAGTGCGCGTGGCCCGGATCGCTTACAGTCGAGGTCGATGTTGCCGTGTGGCTGTGCGCAGGGATTTGGCTTGTCGTCAGGGTGACGCTTGCCGCACCGCCTGTTGCATTTGGCGCATAGTCACCGCCGCTGTCAGCGTCTGCGCCGACGACAAATCTGTCACGCAAGTCCGGCGTGGAGTTTGTGCCGTCACAAAGCACCCAGCCCGTAGGAATAGTTGCAATAGAACCAGACCAAAGGAGGATGACGCCGCTGGGTAAGAAGTCTTGAGCCGTTTTACCGTCGAGTAGGTTAAGCTCTGCCGCCGTTGACGTCACGTCTGTGCCGTTTATTGTCAGCGTGGACAGATCCGGCGCGACTGTAACTTTACCCGTACCAGTGCCATTAAGAGTGCTTTCAATAGCCTGTAATCCGGTGTTAATGGTGGCTCCCCAAGTGTCCTCTGAGCCTCCCACCGTTGGTCTTGAAATTGAAATTGCCATGTCAGTTTCCTACGTTACTTATTAAGTAATATCACTTTTTCAGTCATCCGTCCACGCTCCAGACGCAGCCGCATCATCCACCCAAATGCTAGTCGCAGCCGCGTCATCCGTCCAAGTCGCCGCATCGTCGTCGTCATTTTGCCACTTCAAGCGACCCGCGATTAGGGCGGTGCCGCTGGCACTGGAAAGCATTCCAGTTGTACGTATTCTACCGC